AGTTTCCATTGGTCGGGGCGAACACACAAAATCGAGCCTGTGGTGTTATTGCCCTGAGTGTCAAGGTCAACCTTGCCGGCCGCATTGGCTTTCAGTGTGGTTGCGCCCTTGTGCATTTGCCAAGAGGGGAGCAAGGGGATACCGTACAGGCGGGTTACAAAACCATTTTCCACCACAACGGCGTTGCCATAGTCACGGCTCTTGACTTCTGTCAATTCCTGAGTCTTGAAGTAGGTGTTCGGGTCAACCACGAACATCACCTTCGAGATGTCAGCGGCGGCGAGTCCGGCAGTACCCATCAGTTTCAGGGTTTCCAAGTAATCTTCAACCGTGAGCGTAGTTCCTGAGCGGCTGTTGGCGGTATTGGTCACAAGAGCGAGTTTACGGAAGCCGTTACCACCCAAGAACCAGTCAGTCGAGGCGGGCGTGCCTGCAATATCGTTGATGTTGGCGGTCGCGCCTGTCTCACTGTCGGCATTGATAACAAAAGCCTCCATGAGTTCGCGCCCTGATACCATCATCTGCTCGCGCAGTTGCGGGGCGAATTGAATCAGGCTATCTTCGGTCAGTTCGCCAGAGAACAAAGAGCGTGCGCCCTTTTTGGTAAGGGTGAGTTGCTTCTGTCCCGTGCCAGCCTTGCTGGAGGGAATTGACGCATCAGGCACTCCAGTGGTGGCGTTTGCGTCTGTGGTCTGCGCTACGGTGTACCAAGTGGGGTCAGCATCTTCAAGGGGGAAGTACTCGCTCGAATAGCCGTTAGGAATAACGACTTCGGGGATACGCCCGACAATGCCGCCATCATGGCGAATACTGCGCCAGAGTTCGGTGGCATAGGCAGTGCCGATCCATTCCAGACCGTTGCCCGTGTCGCTGGTCGCCATAACTTCGGCGGCTTTGACGGCTTCAACCGAGCCAAGCCCGGCGGAGTTCAAAGCAGACTTCATGTAGCGCAAGTCTTTTTCGTGCTGTGCGCTGGTCGCCTTTTCTTCGTGCATCTTGTAAGCCAAAGACTTTACGGCGGTCTCGGACGGCTTGATGCCGCGTGCGCGTTCAACTTCCACAAGCACCGACATATCGGCGGCGGTCAGGTTGTCGAATTTGCTGTCGTTGAATTTGGTGGCATACGGGGCAACGCCGTCATAATCAGGCAGGCGGTTGCGCTTGACGTAATCGGACTTCATCGCCTCAAATTTCTTGGTAGCCTCAGCGTCAATTTCCACTTGACGCGCCTTTGCGGCTTCCTGAGCGGCGAGTGTGGCTTCATTCTGGGCCTTCAAAGCCTCAGCGATTGCCTTTTGGACATCTTGTTCGGTAAGTTCAGACATTTTCTTATTCTCCTGTTGGTTGGTTGATACATTATTATCACCCGCCGCGCTTGCCTGCGCCTCTGGCGAGTAAAATTTATACGGTAGGTTTGCTTCATCGTACATTGCTTTCATCACAGGCAGGGCTACGGCGTGCTTATTGCTTGGCTGTCTTGCGCCGCCTACGTCAAAGATGGATAATTCTACGACCGCCCATTCGTTGATTTGCCCATTCGAGCCATAGCGGACTAAATGAGGGGCAGAGCCAGATGAAGCGCGGGCGATGCCGTCTTTTGCGGCTTGCCATACCCGCTGTGCAAATTGCTTTGTTTTATCAAGCACGACTCTGTACCAGTGTCCGCGCTCGTCTGTGCGGTCGTATTTGGCAACGCCGATATACTGCGGCTCTTTGCTCTGTGTCCCGTCCGGGTTGCGTCCGTGATAATACACGGCAGGCACGGCGGGGTATTTGTCGGAATGGATGGCTGTGTCAGGGGTGAAGTACTCGCCGTCACTGTCGCGGTCTTGCGGACTGCCAAACGGCACACCTAATACGTCTAATTCCCAATCGCCCGCCGCTTTTACAGTGGGAAGGGTTTTAGACTTCTCGCTCCAAATAGACATGCAAATTGCAACGGCTTGGTCTTGCTCATCGCCCTCTTCAATTCTTTTCGGGACGCAGTAATTCATCCATTCATTTTCATCATTGTAATTTTCAATTTCTGGCATATTACCTCAACAAAAAAAGGTGACACAACAAGCAGATAAATCTTCTCATCGCGTCACCTGTTAGGTCTCTCAGCGGATGCCTTGCGTTTATCGGTTTACCACCGCCTCACGGTCAGGCTGTTCAATTGCGCCTATATTACCACATTATTTGCGTGCGTTCAAATAGCGATTGACTGCGGCGGTTGCGGCACGAAGTGCGCCCTTCAAGTTTGACGCAACCACAGCGGAGACTTTGCGCCAGCCGACCTTTGCAGGCTGTCGGGCTTGTCCGTAATCATCCATTGTGTAATATGAGGAAGTAGTAGCATTGATAATGTTTATCTTGTATCCTTCGCCTATCGCGCTAAATTCCCATCCGCGCTGTGTCTCACCTGTGCGATGTGGTACGCCGGGGTCTATTTCGCCGCTTCTAATTTTTGCCATGACATACCGCCGTTGTTTATCACTGAAAAAAGAAAATCCATAGGCTGATTTTCTTGTCGCATACTTATATGGACTGTAATGTCGAAGTCCGTGCTGTTTATTCCCTAAAATATACTCTGTCGCCGCAAGCAAAGCAGTACGCAACGCTCCACGCGGTACGCGCTTTAGATAGTTCTGAATTTTTTCTACATTGCGGACACTGAATTTTACTTGCATGTTATTTCCTGTTCATAGCAATAGTTATCAGGGTATCCAATGCCTTTGGACTTCTGCGCTTTTTGGTCGGAACACATTCGCATTTACAATTATATCCATGACAGTCTAGCATTTCGCCCTGTGGCTTCAAACCTGATATTTGCCATTCTTTCGCACTGGCAACGATTCCGTTCAAATCGCGGCAGGTGTCACAGTGTTCCGCTTCCCCATAATTCCATATCATATTTTGCCCATTTTCCAGCGCAAGCACACGCAAAGCGTTTGCGTAACTTTCATTCCAACGATTTGCCCACATCTTCGCTCGCGCCAATAAAGGTTCAATTGGTTTGCCATCAAGCCGTGCATTTATGATGTCGCGGAAAAATCTATCAACGTGTTCATATTGTTTCAAAACATCGTCTTGATAGGCATTGTATAAATACGCTGGTAATTCATCGGCGTAACCTTCATCTTTGTAAGCCTTTTCGTAAGCGTCCAGTAATTGCCCGCTGATAAGGTTTGCCATAAGGTCTATAAATTCCCCGCCAATTTGCCCATTATAAAGCGTGCGGACAATGCGCTCGATATTGGAAAGGAAATAATCATAAGACTTGTACGCTTCTGGCTTTGCAAGCACAAAACGAGTACGATCAGATAAAAACGCCTTGACGCTCGGCACGGCTTCCGCCACTTGCGCGGCATATTTCAGCAGGTCAATTTTGTGCATAGTACCTCGCAAGGTAGGTAAACCATATCATCAGCATTTCATCGTCATCCTCTAGCGGTTCTTCGGGTGCGGTCGGCTTCTTGATAACCTCGCCCGCACCGCGCCCGCGTCTGTACGGTTCGGCTTTACATAGACAATGTTGGTTTCTGTCATTTCTTGACCTTCAATTTCTTATTGCCTTTATAGTCGGTTGTTATCTCTGCCTCGCTCGGTAATTCGGGGAATACCACATGAGCGGGCTGGACTGTAACGTCATTTACGACATTGGGAGCGGCTACGTTCACCACTGGCGCGGGTGTGACAGTCTCGGCTTTCATTGCCGCTTCTACCGCTTTTTCCAGTGACGCGGCAAGAGATTTAATCACCGTATCATCCTCCCCAACTGGCGCGGGTGTAATGTTACCGAACACATGCCGCGCTTCGCTCCACGATTGCGCCGACTTCAACCCGCGCACAATTTCGGCGTGCATGTCAGCGGGGATTACATCGGAAGTAAACACAAAGGCGGAGGGCTTGCCCCATACACGCTTCGCCATGCGCCGCCAGCGGTCAAGGTCGGTAAGGATTGCGGGGGATAGTGATTTGGTAATGTCGGGGGTGTCCTCCGAATCTTCCACAACGGGCGCGGTGGGCGTGACGGTCACAGATTGCGCGGGCGGTTCGCTTTGTTTGCTCCCCAATTGCGACACAAACATCCTTCCGCGTGATGGGTCTGCGTCCGGCTCATTGCCATATTTTTCAACGCGCACCTCGTCAATGGTGTGATAACGGGCAAAGGCTTCAATCTCTGCCAGTTCCATGGCCTTATCTTCTGGCACAACATCCGAAAAATCCACAGCCCAGCCGCCGCCAAACGCGGGCATAATCTCATGGTTGTACTTTTCGGCGGTCTCGGTCAGCAGGGGCTGGACGGTAAACTTCTGGAAAGCAAATAAGCCAGTCTGCCCATTGGCTAAACTTGAGTTACTGGTCATCATGTTGTAAAAGCCCGGCGCAATGCGGTCATAAATGCGCTTTGTGTTCTGCTCGATGCCCTGTAAAAATTCCATTTCGCGCTGTGTTGCGCTTGACTGTATCCACTCAACACCTCCCTCACCTACGCCGCGCAACATCATATTCTGACGCTTCGCTGCGCTGTCTGTGACCTCCGCCTTTAGCCGCTTCCAGTCTGGGTCACTAATCATATTTTTGAAAGCGAGGATGCCCGGAAGCCTGGCATTGTTCTCGGCAAACAGGCGCGTATTCCATTCGTCACCCTTGTTGATGCCTGCCAATATCATGGCGACCGATTCAATAAGAGATAAGCCAAGATAACGATTGGCGGGGTTGAACGATTTACAATGCACGATCTCCCACGTTTCGAGCGGTATCTCTGCACCGTTACCGGGATAATAGAGATAGCCTTTCAATCCCGACATACCATCGGGGACGGGGATAATCTTCGAGGGCGGAATAATCCACATTTCATCAGGGGCGGCATTTGCGTTCGGTCTGTTTAACCATTCGTAACTATTGCCGCAAATAATCCTCCATGACCATTTTGCCCGAAGATATTCTACACGGCTGTCATACGGGTTCGGGTGGCTGAGTAATTGCATAAATGGGTGACTGTCATCCTCCATCCCATTGCCGTCCTCAATATCCATGTCCGCCTCTACGCACGCATTGACAATCGCATCCACCACAGTTCCCAGCGGCTGTGAGCGGCGGTATAGGTCGGCTTGATTAGCGTACACCTGCGGGTCTGGCATTGTCCACCGTAACGCCTCGCTTTCCTGCAACAACCAACGGGGAAGATTCTCCGCTTTCATAAAGCCCATACGCATTAGCGCATTACCCAAGAAGTTTTTTATCATTATCACCTCATGCAAAATCAACAAGTTTATCGGCTAAAGGCACTCCAATTCCGTGCCACGCAAAAGCCAGCGACATAACACAATCATCGTGCATTCCAGACGGCGCAGAGTACTGCGGCAGTCCTGCGCGGTCTTTGCGCTCGTAACTGTTCAACTCCGCAACCAATACAGGGTCATTCAAAACTATGATGTCCTTGCGGTCGAATGCCAATTCCAAAGCGGTAATAATTTCATGCTTACTCGCCGCTGTTGTTACAAACGATGTGACGGGCAATCCTTCCGATTGTAACCGCTCTACCAACGGCGCACCCATGCTGTTATATTCCGCGATAATCTGACAGTTATTATATTTGTGCCATAGGTCGCGCAAGTGCGCCAGTTGCACATCAAACGCCGTGCCAGCCATGCGGACAAGTGCCACCATCCGCCGCTCTTGTTGGTCAATGACGGTGAATACTGTGTAGTCCCCGCCCGATGCCCGCGCCCAGTCCACGCCGATAACGTAATCCCTGCCAGTGATAGGCTCTGTCTCGTTGCCAGTGGCGCACAATGCGACATTGACAAACAGCGAGCCGTCATCTACAAACTCGGCTAACCACTCTTGACGATAAGTCCGCTCGCTCACGCGCTCCCGTGCCAGGCGTGCCGCCTGTTGGATGGATGGTAACGGGTTAGCGGATGACGGCGCATTGAATGACGCTTGCTCTTTGCCGTCTACAAGCCCACGTTGGTACTCACTGAAAAACCAGTT